AATTGGCAGGACTGCATGTAGTCCCATTCATAATTCCAACCAGCTTCTTTATTTGCTCTATGTATGTAAGGTCTTATTTCTTTATATATCCATTCATCATTCAACCATACAACTTGTGATTTTCTAACTTTTTGTAAATTTTTTAATTCTTTTTTAGAAATAAATTTTTTATTAGTATAAGTGCCTGTAAGAGCAATTTGTTGTTGTTGGCTTTTACCATATTTAACAAGATTATCACAAAATCTTGGAGTTAAAGCTGACTTAAAATAATAATAATAATTATGTAACAACATTATTTTATATAGTTAAAATTTATAGCTACTCTTACATTTTGATCTGTGCAACTAGTTCCTGTGTGACTTTCTCTACAATCAAATTCTATGTATTTATTCTCTTCACTTTTGACAATTTTTTTATTTTTAAATTTAGTATATCCATCGTTAGTATTTATATATAATATACCTGTAGTTATCTTCTCATAATTATCATAGTCTGTATGATAACCATGTTCTATATGTTTATCCGTTTTAGTTATGAGGTTGGCTTTTACTCTTAGGAGACTAAGAGGATTTATTTTTTTTATAAAAGGTTCTATTAAATTAAAATAACTAGATCTAATTTTGTCATTAGCATAGAAACAATGAGTAAACTGAAATATGCCAACAGCATCTTTTTCTGTATTTACTCCTGGATTATAATACCAAGGAAAGTCAGAACCCATTAAATTATCTTGCAACATTTTAAATTGATCTTCAAGTAATAAATTGTTGTGTACTTTCATGATGAGATTAACTATAATTTAAATGTTAATGTTGTCAAATGAATATAATTAAACGCTTTTCACATTATTTAGATTCTGTAGAATACCCTAAGGAAGAAACTTCTTGGAATATTGCTGGTGTTATAAAAGGCCAAAATGGTTTTTATAAATTTGATGTTAGAAATATGTTCAAATTACCGAATGGTGATATGGCACAAAAAGGTAAAACACAGTCAAAAGCAGATAAGATAGTTTTAGAATATAAAGATAAATGGATTATTATTGATTTAGAAGAGTTGCATAAGTATATAAAAAATAATAAAAAAAATACTGTATATATTCAAGAATTAATTGATTCTCTAGAATGGAACATAATTGTATCTAAATAGCTGATCTATACTAACTAATATTTTTGTTGTAAAATAACAATATGCCTTTAACAAATGTACAAATAGCACCAGGATTTAATAAACAAGTGACTGAAACAGGAGCAGCAGGTCAATGGACAGATGGCGATTTTGTCAGATTTAGATATGGTTCTCCTGAAAAAATTGGTGGTTGGGAACAAATTACAAGTTCAACTTTAGTTGGCTCTGTTAGAGATCAATTAGTTTGGGCTGATTTAGACACAAGACGTTATGCCGCTTTAGGGACTAGTAAGCTATTGGTTATTTATTATGAGCAAGCTTTTTATGATATTACTCCTTTAGAATCTGCAATAACTGGGGCGACCTTTACTACAGTAAATACATCACCTACTGTCACTGTTAATAAAACATTACACGGATTATCTACTGGAGATTTGTTTACTTTTACTTCAGTTACACCTCCAGTAGGAGCTGGGTACTCTGCTGCTGATTTTACAACAAATACTTTTGAAGTTATTTCTACACCTACTACAGATACTTTTACAATTACCATGGCATCTAATGCGGGTACCTCTGTTGCTGCAAGTGGAGCTGCAACAATTAATCCTTATATAAAGCTTGGCCCAGCACTTCCAACTGCAGGTTTTGGTTGGGGAACATCCACATGGGGCGGCGCCTCTGGTATTACTTCTACTCTTAACGGTGCCCTTAATGATGACACCGCAGGAACAGGTGGATCAGGGACAACCATAGTAGTCGCATCAACTACAAACTTTCCAACAGCAGGCACTATAAAAGTAGGAGCTGAATTTATTTCTTACACAGGAACTACATCAACCACATTAACAGGTATCACTAGAGATGTTGCAGGAACAAGATCAGCACATGCAGACGGATCCTCAATTGAAGTTTACACTGCATGGGGACAAGCATCTTTAAGCTCCTCAGTATTTCTTGAATCATCTAATTGGTCGCTTGATCATTTTGGACAAAAGCTAATTGCAACAGCAAAAAATGGTAAAACTTTTGAATGGAATCCAATTAATTCAAATATAAATGCTCTGACCACAAGAGCGGTAGAAATATCTAACGCACCAACTAATTCAATTATGTCAATCGTGTCAGAAAGAGATAGACATTTAATTGTTCTTGGGACTGAAACTTCAATTGGAACACCCTCGACTCAAGACCCAATGTTTATAAGATTTAGCGATCAAGAAAACTTATCTGATTATGCACCTACATCAGTAAATACTGCGGGTACATTTAGATTAGATAGTGGCACAAGAATTGTTGGATCAGCAAAAGGTAAAGATTACATTTTAATTTTAACAGATACCTCAGCATATGTAATGCAATTTGTGGGACCACCTTTTACTTTTTCAATAAGGCAAGTCGGAAGTAATTGTGGATTAATAGGTCAACATGCTATTAAATATGTTAATGGTAGAGTTTGGTGGATGGGTCAGGCAGGAGGTTTTTTTGTTTTCGATGGTACCGTCAAATCAGTTCCATGTTTAGTTGAAGATTTTGTTTTTACCCAATCTGGTAATAATTTAGGAATTAATTATAATAATGGTCAACAAGTGTATGCAGGGTTAAATCATTTGTATGAAGAAATAAATTGGTTTTATCCTAAAGCTGGTTCTAATTATATTGATAGAGTGGTAACATATAATTACACTGAAAATACTTGGACTACAGGATCTTTAGCAAGAACTTCTTGGCAAGACTCAACTTTGTACGACAATCCATACGCTACAGAATTTGATGCTACAGGAACGCCTAATTTTCCAACTATTCAAGGTGTTACAAATTTAAATGGTGCTTCTACTTATTATGCACATGAAGTCGGTAATAATGAAGTCAGTGCAACTGGAGTTAAAACGGCAATACCCGCATTTATTCAATCGGGTGATTTCAATTTAGCTGACGGAGAGGTTTTTATTAGTATGAGAAGATTTATACCTGATTTTAAAAGACTTGTAGGGAATGCTGAAATTACAATTAATTTAAGAGACTACCCAACAAGCACAGCAACTAGCTCACCTTTAGGGCCATTTACAATAACAAGCTCTACTGATAAAGTAGACACACGTGCCAGATCAAGATTTGCAAGTGTGAAAGTAGCTAACCTTTCAACAGATCAAAGTTGGAGATATGGTACTTTTAGAGCTGATATACAACCAGATGGAATGAGAGGATAATGGATCCAATAACACAAAGAATTTTAGATCAACAAAGAGCCATATCACAAGATCCTAATTTTAGTGGCTATAAACCATCTAACACAAATGGCATTGCAGCTATCAACACTGCACCAGTTAACCAAGATCTTTTATTTGAAAATACATTTTCACCTCAAGAAACCCCACCGATAGATCTTGGGGGGTTAGCAAAGAATGTTGGTAAAAAAATGATAACAGATTATGCTGTAAAAAAATTAGGCATAGATGGAATTAAAGCTAATGTATTGAAATCAGTTGTAGGAGGAAATAATCTTATGGGTTTAAGTAATCCTATAACAGCAGCTTTTACAGTAGGCTCATTATTACCAGATTCAGTAAAAGGAATTGCAGGTGTACTAAGAAACAATAGAGCACAAAAAGCCATTGAAAGAGATATCATAAGAGATATGCAAGGAAAAATAACTACAAGTAATCCACGTACTACAAATATGCAATCAACTGGAGATAGAAATAGAGGAGACAGGCCAGGAGGAGGAAACTATACAGCTCCAGCTTCTACTCCATCATCCTCACCAAGATCTGAAAGACACAGTGGTGGAGCAGGTGGATTACATTCAGGATATTAACAATGGCTAGAGTAGATATAGTAATACCTGAACCCACTCCTCAGTATACAGAAGAAAACCAAAGACAAGTAACTCAGTCTTTACGAACGATGCAAGATAAGTTAAATACTTCTTATCAACAAGAATTAAAAAATGAACAAGATACATTTACCTGGTTTATATCATGACAATTAGATACAAAAATCAAGGAATCAATTTAAACTCTACAGGCACTATAAGTGTTTTTACTGCACCTTCAGATGCAACTGTATTGATAAAACAAATTCAAATAAACAATGGTTCTAGTGGTGCTGTTAATTT